CGTCGTTGGATGTCCCCGACGTTACGCCAACCACACTCGCCACCGTCATTGTGGCCTCCTCCGTGATGAGGACATGTTGAAGGTTTCTGGAGCTCACTGCATGCAGGATGAGACAGAGTGCAACGGACGCGTAATTACGTCGTTCGTTAGCTGCCTGCATTTCACGTTTGGTGTCGAACGCCTCGTGAAGATCTTCCAGCGCCCCGGTTACCTTCTGGCCTACGACACCAGTTCGTCCACAGTGGCAACTGACGTCCCGATGGTACATGACGGCCAATACACCACAGTCGGCACCTCCACCTCCGCATTTACCGTGGAAAATTTCGGTGCTCATGACCGGCTACACCTCAAATCCCCAGATGGGTCCTTGTCGTTCCGCAAGATCTGGACGGCTTTCGGTGTGTGCCTGTACCTTGTGGTGCCTGAGAACAACTTCGGTCTCAATCGCGCGGATGACGGCGTCACTCTCACTAATAGCGTGGCGTACTCATTTGACAGCCACGTCATTTTCCGGTACTCCGACCACAGTATCAAGTGCCCCATTGCTGTTGTCCGTAATGTCCAAACTCGAACTCAGGACTTATACGGCACAGACCGGTACGACAACGCGTGCCGCGTCTTCGCGCAGAGTGGGCTTCTCCAAGACCAGGTTTCCCTGGAGTGCCTGCCCGACGTCATCGAATTGGTTGAGCACTATCACACACGTGCCCGATTCACTGCGTACTCGTTGATACGCCGATTGAGCCCTGTTTCGACCATCACACTCGCCATCAGTGCTTTCTTCCGGCGCACGGTCCGTCCGCGTGCTTGGGAGTTCAAACCCCGGTACGTCCCAGTGTACACTGCCACACGGTGGTCGCCTTCCCTGTTGTCGGGTTCTCCCGACGACAGACGTGGCGATCCCGACCAGCCCTTTTCGGCGGTCCGCCCGGGTGTTGGTACCACCTCTGACGAACATCATAGTCGCAGTACCGGCGCGGACGATGGCAAATGCTGCGGCGTCAGTGGAACGGAGAGTGTTGAAACCGGTACCAAAGATGAACCCGATCCTGTCGGGCCGGGCTTGCTCAAAGCACCCCCGAACGAGGATACGTCTGTCGGACGGGATGCATTGCCATCGCCTCCCTCTGGCGACGATGTCGACGGAAGATCAGATCCGAGCACTGGAGAGACTCGATTGGGTGGCGAAGCTGGGGACCCTCCAGGAGATCCCGGACAAGGGTGTAGTGGTGTTGCTCCCTCCCCCCCGCCGCCCGATTTCGGCCAGATATTCGCCTCAGATGCCCCGGGTTTCACATATACCTACGATGATCGGCCATACCTCCGGTGTTACTCTGACTCCATCTCAGTTAAGATTCTTGCAGGAAAAGGGGATAAGGTCCGGAAGAAGTTCCTGGTCGAGTGCATTGAATATCGCGACCGACACCCGCGTCAAACTCCTGACGGCTACCTCCAGGACTTTATCGACCGGTGCAAACGTCGTTCCTTTGAGGTACGACCTGACCCAGTTTGCCCGGACCTTCGTTGATGAGCAGATCCGTCCGTACTATACGCCCACGTCCATGATCACGTTCGAGGAATGGTCCAGTCGTTACCCTGAGTGGCGCCGAATTCAGTTAGCTAAAGCCTTGCACGAAGCTCCCGCCATGCTTGGGCGCGGTGATGCTGTCGTTAAAAATTTTGTTAAGCAGGAGACTTCGGCATCCCTCACGGACCCACGTAACATCTCTCCTCGTACGGATCAGTTTCTCGCCACATTCGGGCCCTTCATTTCCACCATTGAGCATGCCATGGTATCTGTGCCATGGTTAGTAAAGGGTCTGAACATGGATGCTCGTGAGACCAGAATGATGCGACTGTTCAACTTCAAGCGTTTCATCGAGACCGACTACAGCCGCTTTGACATGACGTTGTCTGCTGACATGATCCAACAGGTGGAGCATTCCATCTTTCGTGAGATCGCGTCACTTTTGGGTGTCGACATGACCCCTGAGCTTGAGAATTGTCTCGCTCTAACCTTGCAGACCACGGGCGTGTCTTCTTCTGGTATTCGCTATAAGATCTTGGGCACACGCTGTTCCGGAGACGCTCATACGTCTATAGGTAACGGGTTGATCAACAGGTTTAACACATGGCTGTGCCTTAGAACACTGCCGGACGGTTCCTGGGACTCTATACATGAGGGCGACGATGGTTTCATCGGCGTGCACGAAGAGTATGCTGACGCCGCCGTTGCCAATTTGCAGTTCCTGGAATGCCTGGGGTTTTCGTTGAAGGTCAAAAGTACCTCCGTTCCCCACATGGTTACGTTTTGCGGTCGACATGCCACCATGACTGCTAACGGCGTCCGCACGTTCTGCCAGCCATTGCGCGCTCTTGGTAAACTCCATACTACCATCAGCCAAGGCGACGCTTTGTCCCTGTTAGTCGCTAAAGCCAGGAGCTACCAATGCACAGACGGCCATACACCTATCATTGGCGTCTGGTGCACAGTTGTTCGACAGATGTATGAACATCAGGCTAAAGCCCATCTGTTAAATGCCGAGGTCCAATGTCATTGGGACCGTTCTCGATTCGATCACGGGTTCCGCGTG